CGGCGATCAAGGCGACCGGCGGCAGCACCGAGAAGCTGATCCCGCAGTACCACGCTGCGGCGAAGGAAGCGGCTAACTTCGGGATCGACGAAGCCACAGCGACCTCCGGACTGGCCAAGGCGACCGTCATCACCGGCAACGGTGCCGAGGCGATGCACGCCTACAAGGAAGCGATCGAGATCTCAGCGGCCACCGGCAAGAACCTGAACTCGGTGCTTCTGGCGACGTCCAAGGCCCAGGAAGGCGGAGCTTCGTCGCTGAAGAGGTACGGCGTCATCCTGGACAAGAACGCCACCGGAGCGCAGCAGTACAACGCGATTATGAAGCGGTTCGGCGGCCAGGCCGAGGCGAACACGAGCCAGATGGACGTGTTCAAGGCCAAGATGTCGAACTTCTCGATGGAAATGGGCGTCAAGCTCCTGCCGATCGTGAACAAGGTTCTGTCGCTGCTGATGGATCTGTTCCAGTGGCTCGGGAAGAACAAGGACATCTTGCTGCCGATCGCGCAGTTCGTCGGCATCATGGCTCTGGCTTGGCTCGGGTTCAAGCTCGTGACCGAGGGCATTCCGGCGCTGCTGGAAGCGACCAAGGCCGCGATGCTCGGTGTCAACGCCGCGATGGACGCGAACCCGATAGGCATCATCATCTTGCTGCTCGTCGCGCTCGCGGCAGGGATCTACGAAGCTTGGACGCACTGCAAGACGTTCAGGGACATCGTCCTGGAAGCTTGGGCGAAGATCAAGGGCACGACCGAGACGCTGCAAGCCACGTTCGTAGCGTTCATCGCCGAGGTCAAGAAGATAGCCGGTGACATCACGAAGGCGTTCATCGCCGTCAAGGACTGGTTCGTCCAGCACTGGCCGGAGATTGCCGTGCTCATGGCCGGTCCGTTCGCTCCGCTCGTGGCGCTCGCCACTAACGGGTTCGGAGTTCGGGACAAGCTGATCGCAGCGTTCCACGCCGTCAAGCAGTGGTTCGTGGACAAGTGGGACGACCTGAAGGGTCTCATCAAAGGCCCGTTCGAGGCGCTGATCGGCGGTGCCGAAGGTGCGTTCGGGCTGAAGGGTAAGCTCGAGTCCGCCTGGACCGGCATCAAGAACGCTGCGCACCACGCCTTCGATAGCTTGGGCAGCGTCCTCGCTGGCGCGATCAAGGGTCCGGTCAACGCCGTCATCGGAGCTTTGGACGGTCTCTCCCTGCCCGTCGGCTTCCACTTGAAGACGTGGCACGGAATCCCGAAGGGCTTCAGCATCGACTGGGGCACGCCGATCAACATCCCGCTGATGGCAGAGGGCGGGATCGTGAACGGTCCCACGCTGGCCATGATCGGCGAGAAGGGACCGGAGGCCGTCGTTCCTCTTGACGACTCCGGCGGATTCGGTGGCACCACGAACGTGTACGTCAGCGGCGTTGTCGGCAACGAGCGCGAAGTCGCTGCAAAGATCGGGCACGAGCTCCAGAAGCTCAACCTGCGCGGTCTCGACTTCGGACTGGCTTAGGAGGCCGAATGCCCATCTACCCCTCCGGACACGTTGTCACGGCGTCCGAGTTCAACGCGATGTTCCCGGTCGGCGTCATCTGCCCGTGGCCGATGGCAGCTGCTCCGACTGGCTGGCTGCTGTGCGACGGTTCGTCCCTGCTTCGAGCGGGCACCTACGCGGACCTGTTCTCGGTCATCGGCACAACCTACGGCACGGTTGACGGAACGCACTTCACGCTGCCCGACCTCCGGGACCGGATGCCTCTCGGGAAGGGCATCACGTTCACGGTGCTCGGTGCCGTCGGCGGTGAGATCAACCACGTTCTCTCGCTCGCTGAGATGCCTTCGCACGGGCACACCGGCACGACGTCGGCTTCTGGTGCCCACAACCACACGTACACGGCACCCGTTCAGACCACGGGCACGGTCGGCACGACCGGTTCGACGTACACGGCCATCGGTGCCGCGTCCACGTCGAGCATCGGCGACCACTCGCACACCGTCGGCGTCACCAACGCCGGCTCTGGCTCGACGCACAACAACATGCCGCCGTACTTCGTCGTCCCGTTCATCATCCGGTACTAACGATGCCCAACTACGCAGCTGCCCACGTCCTGACGCCCGCCGAGTTCAACCAGGCTTCGCCTGTCGGTCTGATCGTCTCCTTCGCCGGAGGCGGAGCACCGGATGGCTGGCTGGAATGCGACGGCAGGGAGATCTCCCGTTCAGCCTACGCTGACCTCTTCAGCGTCATCGCCACGACTTACGGCATCGGCAACGGTTCGACCACCTTCAACTTGCCGAACATCGCCGACCGGTTTCTGCTCGGCAAAGGCACGACGTTCTCGGTGCTCGGCGCTGCGGCTGGCGAAGTGAACCACACGCTGTCGCTCGCTGAACTGCCGGTCCACGCGCACACGGTCTCGATCGGCAACGCCGGAGCGCACAACCACAGCTACACGCAGATCCTTCCTGCTGGCCCGCCTTACGGTGTCAACCTGCCTGGCGTGGACAGGAACACCAGCTCGGGCGGAGCCACCACGGGTTCGGTTGCCGACCACACGCACGCGGTCACGCTAGCTTCGGCGGGCAGCGACCAACCGCACAACAACATGCCTCCGTATGTTGTCCTGACGCGAATCATAAGGGTCTGACGTGTCGCTTCCAACGATCCTCGTCGAGATCGCCTTCGACAGCAACACGCCGTTGTTCCCGACGCCGACGTACACGGACGTCTCGGCTGACCTGAACAGCCTCACGATCACGCGAGGTCGGCAGACGGAGCAGGACCAAGCCCAGACTGGCAGGGCCTCGGTCAGCGTGCTCGACGACGCTTACAAGTACGTGAACGACCCTTCCAGCCCGTTCTACCCGAACGTTGTGCCGATGCGACCTCTTCGGATTCGGGCGATCCTGGACGGCCTCGAATACCACCGGTTCTTCGGGTGGCTCGACGTCAACGACGGCATCGTCCGGGACGAGTCGCTGGTCGGAAGGTCGAACACGACGTTCAATGCGAACGACGGGTTCGAGATTCTGGCCAACACGAAGTTCAACGCTGCGGGCTTGTCTTGCCCTGTCGAGCTGACGGGTGCCCGGATCGCGCGTATCTTGAACAACGGCGACATCGGAGCGACGTTCCCGACCTGGGACCCGTCGGCGATCTGGATCTTGGGCACGGGTGCCCTCGATTCGACCGACATCTTGTCGGTGACCTCGCTGTTCGTTGACGGTGGGTTCTCGCAGATGCAGGCCGTCACGCTCGCTTCGGCCTCGACCGTGCTCGAAGGCATCCGCACAGCGGAGCTCACAGAGCCTGGTTTCTTCTTCTTCGACGGAGAAGGACACGCGGTCTTCCAGGACCGACGCCGTCGGTTCCTGGCGAACTCTGTCGCCACGTTCGCCGACGTCAAGAACCCGGCTGCTGACCGTGTGGCGTTCCAGAGCGTCACGACCCGCCGGACGGCGATGGCGAACGA